GCCACAATCTCAGCTTGGATGTTGGGGAGGCCGGAATACGATGCAGGATTGGTACAGTAACCAAGCACCGCCGCCCGCGCCAGTTTTTCCGCCGTGTCGATCTTTACAAACCGCGCCTGATTCCTCGCGACCTGGGCGGCCGGAAGCGGAAGTGAGCCGTTTGGAGCCGACGTGTTCAGCGTATTCGATGCCGGTTGATACATAGCCTTACCTCTTCCACCACACCCGCGCCCGCTTGAACGCGTCCACAACCACTAGCGCCGGCCCGTTGAGAATCCCGGACAGACTAGCAATTGCTACATTCATGAGGATGTACTTTCTCATGTCTTTCAGTGTACCCCCGGCGCGGGAGAACCGCGAGGAAGAATCCACGCGCCGGAGGTTGTACCGCTGGAAAGCGGCAGTGTCCCAATCGTCGTCCTACTGGACCGAACGATCAGTCAAACCCTTCATCAAGCAAATGAGGTTGAGGCCAACCCCGTTGCTGCTGGTCTTCGGCAGTGTGCCCATCGGGAAAGTGAGCTTGAGTCCGAAGTTTTGCAGAGGAGCGATGTATTTGCCGTAGTTGCCGAAGCCGTACACCGCATGAGGCGACGGGAAGCCAAGGCCCCACGAAAAGTCGTTGTTCGCGACCGAATACCCGGTGATGCCGATGCCCGGAGGATGGAATTCCAGCCGTCCCTCGAAAAACACCTTGCCGTTGTCAATGCTGAACTCGAAATAACAGGAGTTGCAGATCATTTCGATGTCCGACAACAGCATGTTGCCATACGTGTTGGTCGAGGTCGAATAGGGCCCACAGAAGTAGAACCCGAGTTGATTCAAGATCAGGCAGCGCGGCGGCGCGAAGTAGCCCGCGTTGTACATGTTGGTTTGCAGTTTGGTCTTTTGCACCGTGGTCTGCAAACTGTCATTCTGTCCGATAGGAACCTGGAAGAATGTATACGACTGCGGGACGGCAGTATTAGCCGCCACGGTCATGGTGTCGTAGTAAATCCAGGTACCGCGATCAACCCACCCCGTCATGATGGAGCTGATGTCATAGTTATTCGCGGCCATTTGTGCCTGCGCGCTACCGGGAGTCAGCGAGTTGCTACCCGGAACGAACGCGAGATTTTGAGCGTTTGGCATTACTTTACCCTTTCGCTAAAGCAGTTGTCATGCTGCCTCAGCATTTCAAAGCGTTTCAGGTCATGGACCGGGCGAAGCATCTCACCCGGCCCGTTAAAAAGCTACATGCCGTCGAAGTTGCCGAAACCCGAGTTGGGGATACCGGCCAAAGATCCGGCTGGAGCCGAAGCCGATTGAATCACGGTGGTAGGAGCCCAACCCTGCGGGATGGACACCTGCGCCGAATTCAACGCATTTGCGTAGTGCTGCGGAGTGACGAAGTTGGACGCGAAGTAATCGCCAACTCCAACACTCTGGATGAACGAACCGACCGGGGTATAGTCTTCCAGTACCCGGATGATGACTTCGATCACCGAGCCGACAAAGAACGACTGCCCCAACTTCGGTTTCTTCAGCAAGGAACCCGCCGCCCAACCGCCGATGCCGCCCACGGCCAAGTTAGCCGCGTAGCCGACAAAGGATGTATTCGACGTACCGAGCACCATCTGAGCCAGGTACTTGGACCCCAGGATGCCGGCGAGAACCGCCGACCCTTCCATGAAGGTCTGACCCCATCCGGCTCCCAATGGATTGCGACGATACGAATGCCGGCGATGCCGGACTACCGGATTGCGACGCCGACGCGTGCGACGCGGATTGCTCCGCATCACGGAACGCCGACGATGATGAACCACCGCTGTGGAACGACGCCGCCTACGAGATGCATTTTTGCGAGCCCGGTTTGTGCGCTTGGCCCGCCGTCTGTGTGTTGCTGCCATTTTCGCTACCTTTCTTTTGCGCGCCGGGTTCGCTGCCCCTAGCGACAAACTAACAAGTGTCTCGCCGATGTTCTTGCGCGTCCGATGGCGAGGGTTCGAACGCTTCCGTTTGGCCGAACGCGACCGCTTGAGAGCGGACTTCTGCGCGGGCGTGCCAAAGAACTTGATTTGCTTGGCCGACATATTGCGCCGCCGACGTTTCGCCGGGTTCGCAATATGCACTCTCCTGTGAGTAATCGCCATGTGTTAAACCTCGTTTCCGCCGTCATCCCGTTTAGATGTTCGGCATCAAGATCGAATGCGGACGATTGAGTGTGAATTGCACCGTACCACCCGAGCCCGCTGCCGTGCTGGCTTTATTGACCACCAGGCTATTCGTGCTTTTCACATAAGTGAAACCCCCGAATGCGGTCAAGGTGGCTTGCGGCTCCATCGTGACGATGGGAAGCCCACGGTTGAGCGCCGCCGTATCGAAAGCCCAGTTATCGACGATAGTTGCCGTGGTGTCTCCATCCGCAAAGGTGACTTGCACCGTCTGAATGGAAGCCGCAGCCGCTTGCGCAGCAGTCGCCGCTACCGTTCCCGAGCCAGGGTAAAGGTAATTCAATGTCATAGGTTTGCTACAGTCCTTTCTTCAAATTGGCCCGTTGGTTCGGGCAAGATCGTTACCGGTTTCACCGGCATCCGTTTCAAGTGCTCCACGCGTAAACGCGGATCACATAGAATCTTTCCGCCGTTCTCTTCAAGCGTCCTGCAAAATGCAACGTCATCCCCGGACATGCCCCATTCAAAGGCATTGGAAAAACGGGGAAGGAAAGGGTTAGATCCCGTCAGCCGCAAGGCATCCGCGCGCATCAGCACGCATCCGAAGCCCGCATAACCGGCCTCAAGGAAACCGCCTGCCCGTTCCGCTTCTGCTAACTCCGCGAATGTAAATGGTTCGCAGTGGCCGTCCACCCAGCGCCCAACCGACGCCCAGACTTCCGGCATATTGCCTAAGTCGCTGCCTTCAGCCGACAGGTAGTACCAGCCTGAGACCATCGAAACATCGGGATAGGCTTCCAAGGTCTCGATTAGCCGATCTACCGTGTTCCAGTCGATCAGATTGTCACTGTCAATCCACAGAATGAAATCCAGTTTTTCGAGCGTCGCCATGACCTGTTTATGCAACATCATCCGCGTGAAATAGATGTTATTGCAGTAGCCCCAGGTATCCCAGAGCCCGAAGCCATGACTGAGGATCTTGGCTTGCAAAACATGCCAGCACATAGACCACTGCATCGAGAAGTCCCGGCCGGGAAGACATGCTCCGAT